GTACACCATAGACCCCAAGCCAGAATACAACGAGGTTTTGCAATACGTTCAGCAAAAGTTTGAACAGCGTGACACGGGCTGGGTACAGGCTTGGGATGTTATAGATTTTGAAGAAGAACCCGCAATAAATAGACTTAAAAATCAAATCACTTCTGATCGTTGGAACATGGAGCAAGCTGGTGTTGAATGGCTTGATGAAAATTTTGATTTGTGGCGTATAGGAACAGACGAGAACAGTCAGGTTAAAATGACCTCAGTGTTGTCTATGCTAACAGCAGATCCATCCTCCACTGGTTACGCTAGTTGGAAGATGGACAAGCGTGTCACCGTCACGTACCCAGACTTGGATGCTGAAGGAAACGAGATTGAAACAACTCAGGAGGTTTGGCAGAAACAGTTTCGGCACAACACGCTAGAGGACTGGAACGAAATGGTTTCTCTGGTTAGCACCCACATAAAGAATTGTTTTACGGCTGAGGAGAACGCACTAGCTAAAGCTGATGCTGGCGACCTCACTGTAACTTTCCAATCTGAGTACGAAAAGCTGTAATGCTACGCTGGAAATCCAGTCTGAAACCTGCTGCTGCTGCTGCTGACTATAGGTCTACAATTTTGGCAGATTCGCCCGTTGCGTATTACCGCCTTGGCGAGTCCAGTGGAACCACTGCATCAGATGAAACAGGGAGTTATGATGCGACGTACACAAACAGTCCAACGCTAGGAGAGGCTGGTGCAATATCTGGAGATAGTAACACATCCGTATTATTAGCTTCAAATGAATACGCAGAAATTGATTCAAATCTTAGCATAACGGCATACCCGTTTACCATTGAGGCTTGGGTAAAAACCACGGCAACAGCAGATTCGACGGTTGGAGCTTTTGTTGTAAATACATCCAATAAGAAAATGTTTGCTTTGCGAGTAAACGCGAGTGGGTATCCCTATACTTTTGCCAGAAACACTTCAGGCGTACTTGCAACAGGCACAACGGCTGTTAATGATGGAAACTGGCACCACATCGTATCAGTATTTGCTGCTAGTAATGATCGTATTATTTATGTTGACGGATATGATCAAGGCACTCACGGAGCAAGTGTTACACTTCCAGCAATAAATAGGTTTTCTATAGGCAGAATGGGCGACACATCTCCTGGGAGTTATTTTAATGGAACTGTCGATGAAGTAGCTGTTTATAATACAGCACTTTCAGCCTCAACCATAGCATCTCACTACGCTGCTGCTTCTGGCGATGACAATCCAGGAACAACCAATCTTGTAAATGATTGGTCTATGGATGAAACCAGTGGCACAAGGGCTGACAGCCACGGTAGTGCCGATCTGACGGATAACAATACGGTTACTAGTGCTACAGGAGTAATTTCAAATGCGGCTAGTTTTGATCCAGCAAACTCGGAATACCTGAGTAGCTCCACCCAGCCAGTAACGGGTACGGTTGCACGGGCGACTGAGTGTTGGTTTAAAACGTCATATTCTGGGACAGACTCCCAGTGCATCACTGACTACGGTTCGGGAAACACTGGTGAGCGTTGGCGAATTGAAATTGATGACGGTGGCTTGGTTGCACTAAGAGTTTTTGGAGCAACTAAAATTTGGGATAGCTCTTGGAACGACGGAAACTGGCATCATTTAGTTATGCAGGTAGCCGCTAGCAGCGAGTGTGACGATGTTGAAGTTTATGTTGACGGAACATTGGACACTTCTGCTTCTGGAGCTTCTGCTACGGTGTCTATTAACACAGGCACTGGGTCTCAACGCATTGGGATTAGATCAAATACGACCAAAGGCTTTAATGGGCAAATTGACGAGTTCCGAAACTGGAATAGAGTTTTGACATCCGCCGAAATTACATGGCTGTACAACGGCGGGAGCGGTAGATCTTATTCTGCTGTTTCAGGCGGCGGAGCCACCTCTTACAAAGACACCGTTCTAGCAGACAACCCGTTGTTTTACTACAGACTGGGCGAGGCTAGTGGTGATACCTCTGGAAACATGTACGATGAGGTTGCAACAGCTAATAATGGAACCTACTACAACACGCCTACACTAGGCCAAACAGGGGCTATTTCTGGGGACTCAAACACGGCTGTAAAATTTGAAGAAGCCAACTCCGAATACGCAGATACCGTTACACTGACATCAGAGACGTCTCTACTTCCTTGCACAATAGAGTGCTTTATTAAAACAGACGGGGCGAGCGATAATTACGCAGGCATTCTTTTTGCAAGGGGAACTGTAAATGCCTCTGGTTTAAACCTTTTAACCAGCGTAGGGAAGCTAGGTTACACTTGGAACGATGCTAGCAACACCTACACTTGGCCAAGCGCGCCAACTTTATCTGACGACACTTGGTACTACGTTGCATTGGTTGTTGAGGCATCTAAAGCCACAATTTATGTCATTGACGAAAGCGGAACACTGACAACTGCTGTAAATAGCGTGACACACGCTGCTTTGGATTTTAGCAACGACCCTTGGAGAATTGGAAGGGATCCTACTTCCAACAGATATTTCCAAGGGTGGCTGGACGAAGTCGCTATATACGACCAAGCCCTATCACAAAGCACAGTTGTGGCACACGCTGCGGCGGCTGGGTTTACGGCATGAAGCCTGCATAAAGTGAAAACACTCTTAGCAACCATAATGTTTACAACGACGACTCTTTTCGGAGCCGATCTAGTTTTGACGTGGCAGGACAACTCGGACAACGAGGATGGCTTTGAGATTTGGCGGCAGCAAAACGGTGGAGAGTGGCTCCTCATTGCAGCTACAAACGCTGATGACGCTACGTTTACTGATAACTTTATCCCCGTAGGAAAGACGCTCACATATCGGGTGAGAGCTTGGAATCAATTTGGCGAATCGGGCTGGACTAATATCGTTAGCATTAGGACATATCCTCCAGCAGCTCCTACTAATTTAAAAGGTGCAGCAGTTAAAAGCAAAGAAGTTAGCCTTAAAACGGAGCCTACACGCGAGGTAAAAATTAGAACGTACAGAGACAGTCTAGGAAGGATTGTTATATCAAGATCATGAGGAGCGTAACTAAGATAGGTGGCTCCAATGGAGATAGGTTCTTAGATCTTAGTGACTACGAACAAATTTTGGGTTCCATTTGTGAAGAGAACGACTGGGAGTACGAAGCCTTTAGGGACTACATATTTTTTGATAAAGAATGTTTTAATATAGAGAACAGGCAAAATCTTAAGAGTGATCTAGAATGCAGAAGGCTTTCGATCAGCAAGCTTAACGAATACGCCTCAAATTACGACAAGTGAAAGACATGGTAGAGAGATCAGTGATAGGTGTGCTAGGATCGGGAGCAGGTCTAGCACTAGCAGGAACAGACCAAGTGCTATCTGTAGTGGCATCGGCGTTCACTGTAATATTTATGGGTCTTTCTATTATAAAAGTAATAAAGGAGATTAGTAGAAAAAAATGACATCAGAGTTAGTGGCAATGCTTGGAGGTGGAGTCACGGGATTTGTAATGAAACTTATCTCAGCACAGATGAATATCCAAGCAAATGCTATTGATGCGATGATTAAGAAACAAGGAGTATCAGATGATTCCGCAGATAGAGCAGCAAAAAGAACAGGAGATGGAGGAGCGTGGATTAGACGTTTCATTGCAATCTGTATATTATTCTCAGTCGTATTTGCTCCCTTTGTCATGGCGTTCTTTGATATACCAGTAACCGTTGAGGCGAACAAATTGGGAGTATTTAAATTTTTAGGAATAGGAGTAGATAAATGGAAAAACTTAGAGGGGTTCGTATTGTTGCCAGAAGTAAGGCAAGGGATGCTGGCTCTACTAGGTTTCTATTTTGGAAGTTCACAAGTTAAATAGGAGATAAAAATATGAAATACCACCCATTACATCAAAGCAAGTCATCTTACCAAAAGATGCGCAAAGAGTCATCTGAAAAAAAATTAAGGGATTCGGATTCAGGTTTGAGGCGTCAGTTGAAAAACATAAAAGATCAATATACTCGAAGAAAAAAAACAATAGAGGGTATAAATATAGAACAAATGATGAAGTCTTCAGACCAATCTAAATTAAGAAAATTTTCAGAGTCAGAGGCAAAAAGAAGGACAAAGAAAGCATACGCTCAAGCTCGATCAAGGAGATAGATATGAAATACGGAAAACGCAAATCATGTGGTGGCTACGGTAAGGGTCGCAAAGGAAAGAAGTAGTTATGCCTAAGGACGCTTGCTACAAAAAAGTTAAAGCCCGTTATAAGGTATTTCCATCTGCGTACGCAAGTGGGGCTATAGCCAAGTGCCGTAAGGTAGGTGCTGCTAACTGGGGTAAGCGTAAGAAGAAGTAATGGCTGTACGGAGGACAAAGGAAGGTGCTGCTCTTAAGCGGTGGTTTAAGGAGAAGTGGGTAGATGTACGCACTGGAAAGCCTTGTGGTCGCCGTAAAGGAGAAAAGAGAGGCACACCCTACTGTCGCCCATCTAAGCGTGTTAGCAGCAAGACTCCTGTAACTAAAGGGGAAATGACTGCATCACAGAAGAGATCAAGGGTAGCCCAGAAGAAAAGACTGGGACAACCAGCAGGTAGACCTAGAAGAGTAAAGGCAGTAAGACGTGGCAAAAATAAATAAAAAAAACATGAAGTGCAACGTCCCTCGCAGACAAGTGTCTGGTGGAAAGAAGTTCGTTGTAAAAGCCTGTCAGGGCGGGGAGGAAAGGATAGTTCGTTTTGGCGATTCCAATATGACTATCAAAAAGAGTAACCCGGCTAGGAAGAAGTCCTATTGTGCTAGGTCAGGTGGAATAAAGGGTAAGAAAAACAAGTTGTCTGCGAACTACTGGAGTCGCCGGGCTTGGAATTGCTAATGGCTAGGTACGACAATTACGGTCAATCGGACGATCGCATCGCAGAGGAACTCGATGTGGGGTTTGTTGGGTTTAACAATAGACTACGTCCAGACCAACTATCCCCAGGATTTCTAACGGTTTCCGAGAATGGTCGGATGGATGTCAATGGTGAGTGGCAGGTAAGGAAGGCTATGGATTATTTGGCCGCTCCTTTCGCCGCAGCGGTGCTTTATTCCCACGATGCTGATACATCCAAGGTGAGGATATTGGATACGGCACTTCCACCTGTCAACTCTAGTTCCTCATCCGTGGACGCCAGCACAGGGGTACTTACCATCGTCTTTAACACTCCTCATGGATTGTCAGAAGCCGACTGGGATGGATTTGTCTTACATTTAAAAGGATGGGATGGAAATTCCTCCATCGACGGAAACTACAACATTGACTGGGTGGATACCAGTACAATTAGGGTGACCGTTAGCGGTCTCACCACTATCAACGTATATGGCACCGTACAGGGGCCGACACTGGATGACTTGGCTTCAAGCAGCATCCAATATTCCATCGAGTACAGTGACCCCAACAATGATAGCGAATCCTATCTACTGTGCATAGGCAGCACCGGAGCGGCGGCTGTTAAGGCATCTGATGGTTCTTCTACATCTATAACTTATCCACTAGGAGAAACTGCTTTCAATGCTACAGCCATCCAGGCATTTAACAAAGTGTACATATTTAGGGATGGAGCTGTTGCCATGGAGTGGGATGGAGACCTTACAGGATCCCCCACATTCACTTTGGTCAATAGTGGGGAATACGAACAGCCCACTCAGATAGTTTGTGCATCTGGAGAATTTGCCATCATAGAAAATCGAGGTGTTGTCCATCAGTCTGATGGCGTAGCCGTGGGAGATGTCATATCCGTAATAGGTTCCAAAACCCTAGATACCGACCAGACATCTGGGCTTAAAATAGATGCATCATTTAATGTGGCAGAGGTTTTTACAGGAGGTTCCACCACATCAATATCCGCCGCATCAGCTACTGCTATATCTGGAGGTGAGTTTGATGGGCTGTATAAAGTGGTTATTACGGCTGCTGGTCACGGCTTGAGCGTAGGCTATCCCATAAACATTGCGGGATTCGGAGACACCAAGATAGATGGATCCCGATTTATTGCAGAAGTTAGTGCAGCAGATGTTACGTTTTACGTCCCGCAAAACCCAAGCACATCTTTGAGTGGAGACGAAACCATAGCACTTGCTCATGGATTTGATTTTTATATTGAGTCGGGGCAGACAGATGAACATGTCACCGATGGTGATAGCCTGTCCGCGACACCCGTATTTACTCGGGTGGTTTCTAGCGGATTGGGATATTCCCATATGCCAGCTCCCCCATTTGCCACCTATCACCAACGCAGATTGGTTATGCCATACAGGTATGATATTGATGGAACCAATGCGTCTCCGACTATCACCGATCGTGCCGTAAGGGACGAGGCCATCTTTTCTCAGATACTGGATGGGGATACCTACGATAGGATATATGGGCAGTTTCGATTTAATGCAGGAACATCAGATTTCCTAGTCGGCTTCCATTCTTTTTCGGAAGACAAACTGGTAGTATTTAATCGTCACAGCATACACTTAGTAAGCAATAGCTTGGTGTTGAAGGATTCTGTCAGTACGCTAATAACCAATGAGGTGGGATGCATTGCTCGGAGAAGCATCGTCCAGGTGGGAAACAATTTGATATTCTTGTCCGATAATGGAGTATATGGTGTAGACTTCCAAGACTTGTATAATCTTCGTGGACGCGACCTTCCAATATCGTCCACCATTGAAGCCACCATACAGGGAATCAACCAACAACATGCCGATAAGGCTGTGGGGGTCTATTTCAATAATAGATATTATCTAGCTGCTCCATTTGGATCCTCCACATCTAATAACAAAGTGGTGGTATACAATTTTGTAAACAAAAACTGGGAGTCTATAGATAGTGTTTCAAACGCTCAATGGGAATACAACCACCTCATCGTTGCAGGCAAGGGTTCCAATCGTGGAGTGTATGCGGTAAATACCAATGGAGGTGTTCATAAGCTAGATGCATCTACCGGGTCAGAGGATGAATATGTCCCAGCAGTGGGACAGCCCACAGTGAAGGCTACGGTAGAAGCCATCGCTCGTACTAGAATGTACACCCTATCTAGCATAGATAGAAAAAAGTGGAACAATTTCGAACTCCATATAGAATCAAGCCCGGAGCTTGGTAGCGATGCCATTGTAAATGGTATAGTTGAAAACATAGATGCCACCCTAAGCCTTGGAACCCTCCAATCTCTTAATGGAGGAACCACCTTGGCAGCAGGTGAGGATTATTCTTTGAGGAGCCGAATTGGAAATAGAAGAGCGTACGGATTACAGATGGAATTGGTCACCACTGCTGGCAGACCAAAACTTAGAGCAGTGAAGGTGGCTGGAGCTACAACATTTAGAAACTTAGAAGAGGCAACATAATGGGAACAATACTTGTAAACACAACTAGTGCATTTTCAGATGGAGATCAAATTACATCTGATTCGCTGAACAACCTAATCGACGACGCCATCCTTAATACGACAGCGGTAAGTGCTGGTACTGGACTGACGGTCAACGGCACCACAGGTGTCCTCAGCATGGATAGTAGCTTAACCGGAAAGGTGCTGACTGGTGGGTCATTAAACAATGCACCGATTGGTGCCTCCACCCCTAGCACTGGAGCGTTTACCACATTGTCATCATCTAGTGGCTACACAGGTAACGTAACAGGTAACGTAACAGGTGATGTTACTGGAAATCTCACAGGTAATGTTACTGGTAATATTTCTGGTAACGTAACAGGAGGAACTGGATCGTTTACCACTCTTACAGCATCTGGAGATGTTACGTTTGACACTACTACCCTTAAGGTAGACTCAACTAACAATCGCGTAGGCATTGGCACTACGTCGCCTGCACATAAGCTTTCAGTTTCTGAAGCATCAACAGATTTCGCAGCTTTAATAACGAATAGCACTTCCAGCGGTAACGGATTAAAAATCAATGCTGGTGATAATTCTGGCGACCGAGTTATTGAACTAAATGATAAAGATGGAAACGCATTGATGCGAGTTGGAGCAACTGGCTTGGTCGGAATAGGCACGGAGTCGCCATCTGAAAAGCTTCATGTAAAAAGCTCCAATTCAGACACTGCTGAAACTGTAGCAGGTTTTGGGAATGGAGACATTGATGTTGGATTAGAAATAAAAACAAACGGGAACGGAGGTTCTAGTTTAGACTGGGGGTTCAATGCTGTAAATTCTAGGCATTTAGTTTTTGATACTAATCAAACTGAACGTATGCGTATTCGTTCCGATGGTAACGTAGGTATTAACACTGATCCTTCCTGCAAGCTTGATGTAAATTCTGGAGCTACCAACGAAGTAGCGTTGTTCGAATCTACGGACGAAACGGCTTACATAGGACTTGCAGACAGCACTGGCTCTGTTCAATTTATTACTTATTCAAGTGGTGCCTTGAGGATTGCTACAGGTGGAGCTGCTGGGGGAGGGAGTGTTGGAACATCTGCATTGTTTATAGACCAAAGCCAAGACGTTGGCATTGGAGATGATACACCTAGCTACAAGCTGGACGTAAATGGCACTGGTAGATTTGTTGGTCAGCTAACGCTTGACGACGAGGTACTTCATAATATCAGCGGAACACAGACACGTCTTCCGGGATATTATGCTGGCACTTACGGCCTTGAAATAGAGCAGACTGCTCAAGGTTCAACTATTCACATTGGAAGAAGTAACGGCAACTGCATGAACATTGGAGCAGACGCTCCTGCCAGTCCTACTCAACTAGCTGTTGTTTATTTTAGGGATACAAGTACCGGAATCGGTTCTTCTCCGCAGGCTTCAAATCCTGTAGGAAATATTAGCATTACCGACAGTACCATTCACTTTAACAGTACATCTGATTATAGATTAAAGGAAAACGAGGTAGACATTACAGATGGTATTGATCGCCTAAAAGAACTTAAGCCTTATAGGTTTAATTTTACACGGAACCCAAGCAAAGTAGTAGATGGGTTCTTTGCACATGAAGTGAGTTCAGTGGTTCCAGAGTCTATCAGCGGTGAGAAAGACCAAGTAGACGATGAAGGAAACCCAGTATATCAAGGCATTGACCAATCTAAACTAGTACCACTCCTGACCGCAGCATTGCAAGAAGCTGTAGCTAAGATCGAGGCTTTGGAAGCTAGAGTGCAGACGCTAGAGGGATAAAGTAATGAGTAAACCAGTCATAGATCCCACCATGGAAAATAGGGATGCGGAGTTCGATCGTTTCTTGGAATACAATATGACTCCAGAAACGGAAAGGTATCTGGATTCGTTTGGATTAGATGCAAGAACGTATTTTGATGAGTATTATGATTCCGCTAAAGACTTGCCTAGTGCTGATTTCCTTTCCATGGACCAAATAAAAACACCTGATTATATCTATGATTACTTAAATGAAACAGACGATTTGATAGACTATTCTCAACTAGAAGAAGACATTAGCACTGGTACAGACGATAGCTTATTGATCGGAGATGTAGGTGCCACTGGGTACTCCGTAACTGATGACACACCCGACTATTCTAGCGGACGAACAATTGATAAATCAGCAGAAGATGCGGCGGACGATCGTGTAAATACAACACCCAGTGGAAACTCCAGAACTAACCCCGGAGGTCCAAGAACCACTGTTCCAGGATTTCCCAACACCTCAATAGGGGTAGGAACCATTTTAACAGGTGGTGCAGCATTATCAATTAGCAACAGCGACGACGACGAAACTACAGTACCACTACCTTTACCAAGAGACGACGACATGAACGATCAAACCACAACAGATACACCAACATACACTTTAGACCCCATGGGTCGCATCATACCGTCTTCTATGGCTGAAGGGGGGACACTCCAAGAACTTGGCGAATTTGGAGATGCATATAGTGCAAACATTCCAGGCTTCGTCCAACAGATGGCAGGTGTCACTGGTGCTGGTCAAACCGCATACGCCCAAGAAGTATTGGGTATGGAAGGCGACGATATTGGAGCTTTCGATATTGCTAGGGAAACATCAAGACAGCAGCGAGGTGCATTGGGCGATGTCTTTGGACTAGGTCCAGATGCGACATATGCAGATATTGCCGCTGCTGGAACAGCCCCCATGCAAGGACTAAGCCAAGTGAGACAGACAGTGCTTCCAGGGCTACAGAGTGCCTTCCAAACCTCACAGGAACGCCTAGAACAGGGTTTGACTGGCCGCGAGAGGCAACAGGTGGAACAAGCCACAAGAGCCAGATTTGGTGCATTAGGCAGAGGAACTGATACAGCCGCCCTTGCCACAGAGATAGGGGACATCATGCAGGAAGAACGTGGCCTCTACTCCCAGAACTTGCAGGATTTACTAGGGATTGGTCAGACCACTTCCAACATTGGACAACAGGAAGCATACGCTATGTCTCCATTCACTCAAGCTGCTATTGGATCTGCGGATCTTGGACCGGGGCTGGCATTGGCTGGAGATATTGGAAGACAAGCTGCTGCGGGGACACCTAGCCCAACAGACATCTTTGGACTGGAAGCTGGTGAACGCCAATTTAGCTTAAATCAACAAGCCTTGCAACAGATGGCAGAAGCTGGTAGGTTGGATCTAATTTCCCAAGGGATTGGAACCGCAGCTAGTGGGTTCCGGGGCGGACCATATGCTGGACTACAAGGACAGCCAACTTATACCACAGGAACATATACTGGCCAGCCGATGCCATCTCAATTCAACCAATACAGCTTTCCAATTGGAGGATAATAACTATGGCTACATTTTCAGGAAGAAACTCGCCAACGGCACTCGCCGCATTGGCACCATCTATTAACAACCTAGCCGCTGCAAAGAGGGCTAAATCTCAGGCTGCTGCTGGTCTTATGAACACCTTGGGTGTTCAGTTTGAAAAGCAGAAACAGCAAACCGCCAAGAGGGAGCAGAACGAAGCCGCACAGCAAGTGGCCGAGAAGCTGTTGCAAGATCCTGCATTCCGCCGACAAGCTCCCGGAATCACAGATTCCGCCTCTCTGGTAAAGCTGGTGGGTGCAGAGAATGTCATTGGATATGGGATGAAAACCCAAGAAGCCGATCGTGTTGCACAGCAGTCGGCAGCTAATATTGGATTGATTAAAAAACAAATCGAGCAGTATGATGTAGATGCCAAACAACGAGAAGCGGATGAAGCCTCCAGTAAAGCATTTGCAGAATTGGTTGGTAATATTTATGGATCTGATGAGTTTACCCAAGAAGATCTAAAGGCGGGGTTGCAAAACTTAAGTTCCGCTGATGCACTTAAAGCCGTAGGTATATACAATCAGAACAATCCAGAAAACGTCCTTCAAATAATAGAAAAAGACGGAAGGAAAGTGTTGTATAACAGCGTTACGGGACGCATGGAGTTCATGGATGAGGGTACAGGATCGGAGTTGCCAGAGGCTTATACTAAGGGGTTGGCGTTGATCAAGGAGCAGTTTGCAGAGGGTACGCCTGAATACGAACGGGCTGTTCAGAATTTGACCGACCGCACATTGGGCTATGATGTTACATTGGGTGAAACTGCTTTTGGCGGACAGCCTGCTGCTGGAGGTGCTGCTGGAGGTGATGTATTGGATGCTTCGCCAGAAGCAGTATCATTCTTTCAGCAAATTCCAGAAGACCGAGTAACGGATGTTTTTCTCAAAGATGGCCAGACCACGCCTGAGTTTGATCAATATCTATCTAAATTATCCGAAGCTGGTGTGTCCGATGACATCATCAGTGGTGTAAAAACCATAGTTGAGCAACGTGCCGAAGAGGACCGGATGGGCAGATTTGCCCGAGGTGATTTTGGAGAAAAAAAACCTGGGTTTTTAAAATCCTTACTTCCGGGAGAGTTTAGTATTAACGAAGCTGCATTAGAACTATTGAGACGCAGCCCAGAACTATTGAGAAGCAGCCCACTTCCGGGAATCAGACCGAAAGTCCCAGCAGAGCGACCCATTCCACAATCTAGTGCTATTCAGGAAAGTCCAATACCTACCCCCGCTACCAGTCTTAGTGCTGCTCCAACAACTCCTCCAGACCCACGCTTGCTATCCATTCAACAAGCTAGGGCCATTCAGGAAAGTCCAATATCTGCTCCCACTACCAGTCGTAGTACACAGGAAATCATTGGAGAAGCTAGAGCCATTCAGGGACTTCCAAGTGAAGTGCAGCTTCAGGATCGTGCGCTTAAACAAAGACAAGATGCTTTTGAAAATGCCAAGGAACTAGCTCGCCAAGAACTCGCAAAGAAACTCAGCGGTCCGGACAGGGACAAGGTTTTAAAAGAATTGGAGGATGCAAGGATTGATGAAATAATGTCCCTCAAGGGGAAGTCAGCACAAACCAAGACACAGAAAAAGGTTCGTGAAGCTTTGTTGAAAATTCTTCGAGGACCTGAATTTATTAGGCAATATGGAATAGATGAGTTGCCGGGTAAACTTTTAGATATTATACCTGACATTCGGACTAAGCGTGAACGTGAAAGACTTGAGCGTCTCGAAAAGCAGCAATCCAAATAGAATAGTATGGCAAGATTACCAGCAGCCTACCAACCCCAAGAGGAACTTGATAGGAGACAACAGGCAGGTACCGGGTTACCCGGTATGCCAATAGAAACGGGTCCAGGTGCTGGCAGAATTGCTGGCAGTATGGCCGTTGATGTCCTCGGTGGCGGTGTTTCAGCCGCTGCTGGGTATGCCTTGGCTCCTGCGACATTTGGCCTATCCATCCCCGTATTGGCGATCGGTGGAGGTATGGCTTCCAGTTATGCCGCCCAGAAGATAGAGGGTGATGGGTTTTCCGTTGGACGTATGATTGCGTCTGGACTACTCAACCTAATACCTGGTGCAGGTAAACTAGCTGCTACTACCACAGGCAAGATAGCAGGTCGTGAGCTTGGCAGATTTGCCCGTAAGGAAGCAATCCGAGGTGGTGGTATAGCCATGGGCGAGAAGGCTGTACAGACGGCCATAGACGAGCAGAGATTCCCTACGTTTGAGGAGTTTGCCGCAAGTGGTGCTATGGGTACTGTATTTGGTGGTGCCGTAGGTACAGGTATTGGTGTGGCTGCACAGAAGGGTTTGTTTAATAAGATAGGAGGACTCACTCCAAATCAACTAAACTCAAAACTTCAAAATCCCAAAGATGCTGAAGAGATTAAGGATGGTATCATGGAACTCGGCCAGCCGGACAAAACCGACGTGTTCAAGGAGACCATTGGTACTCGAAGGCAATTTTTTACAGATGGTTTGGCAGAACGTATCAATACCACCAAGCTCCCTATCAGCAACCAAGTGTATGGTGCCATTGCTCAAGATTTGACCAACGCCCCGACGCCAGGAGATGCAAAACTAGCTTTGGATAGATTTATCAATGCGGCATCAAAGAAACGTAACAGTGATGTTGATGAAAGAATTAGGGATGGCATGGAAGGCGGAGTGGTTTATCCAGACCCCCGATCAATAAATGCATTGGGAGGCGTGAAGGTATTTGATGATGCTAAAGGGCCATTAGCCCAATCATTTAGAAAACGAATATTGGGTGACTACAATGAACTGGATAGTCAGTGGAAACAGAAAAACGAAGCCGAGATAAAGTCCTTAATAGAACGTACTATCGAAACTGATGACGCAAATGATTTGGCTAGGGTAGCAGTAAACATCGATAAGGTAAACGTAGAGCCAACTCCCTTGGCCAAGGCTGGGTCCAAGGTAGCTCGTTTCTTAATTCCCTCCAAAAAACTTAGAGACACTCTAATAAGACTTGGTACAAAGTTTAAACAGGGTGTACTTCCTTCCAGAAACATAGGCAGAGGATTGGCTGATGTTCTGTCGGAGATCAAACTATTGACTCGTTCATCCGACAAAATTGCATTGACCGCAGAAAGTGCTGTTAATCGAGCGATTAAAAAAGCAACACTCACTCCAACCCAACGCATGGAATATGCGAATAACATCGATCGTTTCTTGAGTGGGAAGGCATCACTAGATGTCTTACCTCCCAAAATAAGGGAAGAGGTGGGTGAAGAACTACAGATGTATCGGGCCGAATTGGAGCGATTGCAGTATAAGCTCATCTCCTATCTTGGAGGTGATATAGGCGATGGATTAGACAAAGATCTCAGGAACCAGGTCATCACTGTTATCAAGAAGAGTATTGATGACAAAAACTTCGTCACTCGGTCATTTAGGTTTTATGCCGATAAGAGATATTCTCCAAGCGATGAGCTAAAGCAGAAAGCGATCGACGGCGAGACACGCAGGATATCCAAGCAAATAGCAAAAAGGGAAAACCTTGATGCTAATGATAGTGCAGTGTTGGTAAGGGCCAGAGAGCAAGCCACACAGGAGATGGCCCAAAGGGAGAAGTATAGTGCGAAGGCTATGCAGGATGACCCTAGTCTGGCCCAAGAACGTGCAGCCGACAAACAGGAAATAAAATTTCAAGCACAAGGAATACTGGAAGGCCGTGGCAATATTAGCGATGAGCTTAGCGAATATCTTGGTGAAATAACTGATCCCGGAGAAAAGATTTTTCAGACAATCAATAAGACATCTAGGCTGGTCAATGCGTTGAAGACAGACGATGCATTGAATAAATTATTCAAAACGAATGAAGTGAAGATGGCATTAAGGCTAGATGCTAGTGATGCTACCGAAGACATCCTTACCCAAACTGCATATGGTGCAGAGGTAATGCAGAATATTAAGGTACCCAAGGAGGTCAATGACGCACTGCGAGACATCTTTTATTCAGACACTGGATACTTGATGAATAATGCCGTGGGGCGTTTTACATTGGATCTTCTAAAGAACCTAAACGCTCTATCTAAAATATCTAAAACCATATTCAACCCAGCATCCTACGCACCCAATTTCATTGGTAACTTCTCTTCTGTCATGGCGTCGGGAGTGAACCCAGTCATTGGTGTTGGAAAAGGAATCAGGTTTGGACTGTCCGAGTTTGACGGGATAAGAAAAGCCGTACTAGGAAAAGGGGAAAGGGGTAAGGCCAACCTTAAGAGGTTGATTCGCTTTCAGGAACTTGGAGGCGGTAGTGCTAACGTCATGACCAGCGAAATTAGGAAAGCTGGTCAGCGTGGGTTACTGGGAGATGCTGTGCAAACCATAGCGGATCCATTCAGCAAGGTGTATAACATTGGTGATACCACTATGCGTTACGTTGCATGGGAAGGAACCCAGAGGCAGTTAAAGAAAGCCATACCTGAATTAGCCAATGAGAAGAACAGGGATAAGCTAGAGGTAGCTGCTATGCGTATGGTACGCAACACCTTCCAAGACTACGATAAGGTGCCGGAGGTATTGAAGAAGATGTCTC